GTCGAGTGCGAGGGTGGCGCTGCATGCTGTTGAGCGCGCCGAACAAGGTGCCGCCGCTAACCCCCGTCGAAGAGGTAGCAGCCCCGAGCGCGATGCCCGAGTACAGGTACGCCAACATCGCTCTGTCGCCCGCGCTCGCGAAGCCGCCGTCCGGGTTCGGCGCGGACATGAAGAACCCGCGGCCGAAACCGAGCATCGAGAACCGCTTGTCGCGCGTGTCGACGGCCATTAGGCCCACTCGCCCCTGGTCGCCGTCGTGCCGTCGTCGCTGACGGTGGACGTGGCGATGTTGCCGCTGTCAGCGTCGTTGCGGAGCGTCTGCGTGGTCGCCGTCTGAGTGATCTTGTTGCGACCGAGCGTGAACAGCCAAGCAATCGCGTCGAACAAGGTCGGCGTCGCGCTCGGAGCCGCGGTCGGCGCCGTGAGGCTGCCAAACTTGGCGGCGGTAAGCGCGCCATCCGCGAGCGTGCTGATGCTCGTTCCCGTGAGCGCGAGCGTCGTCGTCGGGCTCCCGACATTGGCCCAATCGACGCCGGCCTCGCCCCCCGCCGACACGTCGAGGGTGCGGCCAGCGGTCGTGGGCTTGAGCGCCGAGTTCTTGCGGATGGTGAAGCTCGCGACCACCGTACCGACGACGCTGACGCTATCGACGGTGCCCGTCGTGATGACGATGTCGAAGTACGAGCCGGCGGCGTAGAAGGTGCCGTCTGCGCTCGTGTCGATCGCGAAATGGTGCAGGCCCGTGACGCTGTCGAAATCCACGGTCAGCGTGACGCCCGTCGTGCTCTGCGCCGTGCTGTTATCCTTGTAGACGGACAGCGCCGGGGTGCCGCCCAGCGTGAACGCAGCGCCCGTACTCGGGCGGAACGTCGAGAACTTGCCGTAGATGACGGCCGACGTGTCGAAATCGCCGAGATGCTTGCTCATGCCACAAATCCTCGAATGGGGTTAGCTGCAAGGCCGCCACCGCCGCCGCCCGCACCGTCGTCCGACTGATCGAAGATCAGCCCCATCGACAGCGGTCGCTTCGTGGTGTCGACGGTGTAGGTGCCGCCGCTGTCGCGGGTCACGAGCACGACATCGGTCCCGCCCGACAGCACGTTCATCTGATTGGCCTCGCCCGTGTCCATCAGGAGGCCGTCCACGATGCGGACGTTGGTCGCGCTCTGCGGAACGATCGTGAGGTAGTAGGTCGTCCCGGCGTCGAGAGTCACGGCGGAAGCGAAAAAGCCCATCGACGGGATCACGCCGGAGCCAGCCGAATAGCTTGAGCCGTAGTCCTTGTCGCCCGTGTAGGTAGCAAGCGCCGTTCCGCTCGTGTTCGCGAGGATGACGTTCGCGTTGCCGGAATGGATGTTAGTGGCGGCGAAGAACCCGATCGCGCGCTTCTTGCCACGCGGGATGAACCGGATGCCGCGCTCCCGATCCGACGACGTGTTGTTGAAGTCGACGTTCGTGAGCGACTGGAACGGAGTGATCGTGCCGCCAAGCCAGGGATACGAGCCGTCATTGAGCTTGAGCGCGATGCATGGGACGTACTGATAGGAGACGGCGAGCCCGCGCGAAGACCACGAAGTGCCATTGTGGTAGCGCGGGTAAACGCCCGTGGTGTCCCAGCCGCCGCCGCTGCCGACACGATTGAAGCACGCGAGGCTGATATCGCCGCTCGTGCCCGAGAAGACGATCGCGTAATAGGTGCCCTGCGTCAGCGACACGGCGGCCGTCAGCGCCGCAGTCTTCGCGCCCGTCGTGCTGATCGTCATCGACAGGTTCGAGTTGGTGCCGGCCAGCGACCCGGACGGGTTTCCGGTCGCCGCGTCGATCGTCTCGACGCGCACGTCGACATCGCCGCTAGAACCGACCGCGGAAATGTAGAAGTCGACTTCCGACAGCGTGCCCGTAAAGGCAGCCTGGAAGACGATCGCCATCTTCTCGCTGGCGACGTTGAGCTGCACGGACCCGATCGAAGCGGCCAGAGCAGCGTTGAGGAACGGCGGGCTCGGCCACCACTCGCCGCCCTTGACGGATGCCAGAGCCATCAGAGTGCTCCCGTGATTTCGAGCCGCTCGCGCGGCGTCAGCTTGTACTCGAACGGCACGACGCTGCCGTCCGGGAAGCGCATCACATGGACGCACTGCGCGAGGGTGTCGTCTTCGAGCGCCTTCAGGCCATGCGCAACGCCGGCCGGCACATCGAAGAACTCGTTGTCCCCGACTTCCGTCTCGACGCCATCAGCCGAGACGCGGAGGCGCCCCCGCACGACGTGGAGGACGTGGCCGTAGGCGTGCTCGTGCGTCGGGATGCACTGGCCGCGCTGGGTGAAGTGCATCTGGTGGAAGTACAGGTTTCCGCAGTCGGTCGAGTAGATGGTCGGGTACATCAGGCCGTCTCCACATCGATGACGAAGACCTGCGGGCCGTCCCAGAGCGGGGAGATTTGGGTGCCATCCACCTTTATCGTGTCGAGCGACGCGGCACGACGGGCCGCCTCGACGACAGCAGCCTCGCGGTGCTTCGGGGTCAACCCGACTTCATCGCACAGGTCGCGGATAAGGCGCGGCACGTTGGCTCTCACCGTCGTCCCGCGCGCCTTCCTGGTTCCCGTGGCCGAAGCCGTCGCGACTATGAACACACGCATCGCTCAATGCCTTTCATCGAGTGTCGACATGCCACCAGCCATTCCGCTCGTCATACCCCGTGCGGCCGGTCATGTACGCCAGCCCGTTAGCCGCTCCAGTTACGCCTTGGTCCACCATGAGCTTCATCGCTAGCGCGAAGCCTTGGTGGTAATCGGAAGTGCTGCCCACAAGCGACTCGCGACTGCCGTCGTAATCGTCGACATGAGGGCCGGGGATGCGGATCGTGCTGATCGTTGGGGTCGTGGAGGCGAAGATTTGGGTGATCTCTACCTCGACCACTGTTGCCGAGGTGACGCTCGTGATCCTCGCGCGACCGCCACCCGTCGTCGCGACAATCCATCCGTCCTTGTACCACGCGCTCGTTCCCGCCCCGCCGCTCGTGAAATACGAGTTCGAGAATGTGATGGTCCGCCCTATGCCGATCGTGTTGTCCGAGATCGTCATCGTGCCGGTCGGCGTGCGCAAGTACTCGCCGAGTTCCGACGTAATCGCCGGCCCCGCAAGGCAGCCTCGGCGGTACATCTCATTCCACGAAATGTCGGTGTACGTCGTGTATTCGTTCGACCGCAGGCAATGGCGGTACGGATTGCTCATGATGTCGGGCACAAGATCCGGCGACGACCACAGACCATTCAGAAGGTCAGCGAGCCAGTCACGCCCAGCCTCCCAATCGGCATCCGTAAGGCCAAGCTCGTACGCGGCGCCGAACTCTCGCGCGATGAAATACCCCTGCCATGGGCTCTCGACATGCAAATTGTACCCAGCACCGTTGTCTCTCGGTGCGACGCCGATCCACAGACCGCCGCCCACGGCATAGCGGTTCCCGACATCGGACGCTGTGCCGGCCTTCCAGGCATCCCAATGCTTCCCGACGCGGGTCGTGTAGTAGGACTTCGCGTTGTAGAGCTGATCGCGGGATGCGTCCGGCGTCGAGATCGTCGCGAACAGGAGGTCGCGGATCGCTAGCGCCATGCCTCGCGGGTTCGCCTCGCCGAGCGGGAAGCCAGAGATGTTCCCGAGGGCCGAACCGAAGGCCGTCTTGTTAACGCCGCTGCCGTTGTATCCGTCGTTGAGCCCCGACGCGGTCTGGAGCATTTCCTGCCGGTGCATGAGTTGCAGCCACCACAGGTCGCCGGTGTGGAGGTACGGCATGTAGAACAGTTGCGGGATGTGGTCCATGTCCCGCTCGAACGGCGAAAACGTCGATGGGTAGTTAAGCTGGGTGCCTGGATGCGACCCATTGTACTTGTAGGTCGTGCCGTTGTCGGAGCGCGGCGTGACAGTAAGCTCGCCGTTCGTCGGGATGCCCGACAATCGGATTGGATGAAGCGGTTGGTACGACGCGAAGTATTCGGCGTTCTCGAAAAATCGGCGCCGACCGTTCGCGTCCCACTTGATGATGGCCTCGGTTTGCCACTGCGTCGTGTGCCCCAGATCGCCACGGCCGCCGGATTGCCCGATGAACGTCTCAATGTCGCCCATGTTCACCGCCGAGCCGCCAAGGAAAGTCAACGGGCGGATCGCGCCATTCCCGACCATCAAGTCGAGCGCAGCCATGTTATGGCTCACCGATGCGTGTGTCTGCGCGTGGTTCAGCATGAGCTTGCTAGCCGCCAGATAGTCCATAGGCGCGCGCGTGCTGGCGCTGACGGCGGAACTCACGTCTCCCCAGATCGCCACGCTGGACGGCTTGTTCCCGATCCACACGCGGCGACGATAGGACGCGCCGTACCAGTGACCGATGCCCTCCTGCGTCCAGTTACCAGATGTGTAGCTCGTTGCTGTGAACGCTTCGTAGATGTACGCGGTAGCAACCGTTGCGGACGTGCGCGCCGTGACGATAGCCTTACCGTTACCGCCCGCATTGATGATGTGCGCGCCGATGATGTCGGCATCCCACGATCCGGTTGACAGCGTGAATGTCCGGCCCGTGCCGGTCGCCGAGCTAGACAACGTGATCGTCGCGGCCGGCTGTTTGCGCACATATTCGAGCCTCTGCGCGCCCAGCAGGGGGTCGACCTGATCCGACTTTATGAGCGTCTGGTCGGATACGCTCGTCGCCCGCTCTATGGTGAGGCCATAATAGTAGTGCGCAGCGTCGCCGCTCGCGCGGGCCGCATCGTTGTTCTCGACATTCACGTCGCAGCGGATCGCCGTGATCGGATTGCCGCCACTAACGGCGGCCGGGCTGGCCTTGTAGGCGCTCAGGTGGAACTCAATATGGATGCCGTTGCCGCTGTTGTGCCCCGTCCCGCCATTGCGCGGCGCGGCGCGGAGACGCCACTCCGTGCAGGTCGGTCCGTCTCGCCAGAGCTGCGAGCACGTCCAGAGCCCCGTCTTTGAATACGTCGTCGTTGCCGCGTCGAGGATGTCCTTGACGCTGACCGCGTAGACGGTGCCGCCGATGTCGATCGAGACCTTGCACAGCCCGTCAGCGTACCCACCGAGCGCTTGGATGTCGGCGATCGTGATGGCGGTGCCGGTCGGCAAGGCATCGGTGCTCGTGTAGACGCGCAGCTTGCGCGTCCCGCCGCTCGACAGCGCGGGAACGATGCCCGTGATCTTCCCCATTCGCACGGCAGCATTCATGTCCGCGCTCTCATTGTCCCACTGGAAGTTCGACAGGACGGAGCCCTTGCCCCCGGAGCCGTCGTCGTCATAGACCTTGATGTTCTCGCCGCTCGCCAGCGTCCCAGCGGCCATCGGGAACCCGATCTCAAGCAGCTCGCCGGTCTTGGCGCCGCCCGTGCCGTCCTCGGTCAGCGTGACGACGGTGATCAAGTTCTCGGTCCCTGGCGTGTAGACGACGACGGACGGACCGACTTCGCTATCGCTGCCCGTCGCGTTCGTCAGCGTGAGCGTCGGCGTCACGGTCCCGGCGCTGGCGTAGCTGACCGTCGTGCTCGTCTCTGTCGTGCCGCTGTAGTCCGTATCCCCGTCGCCGTCGCTATCGAGCGTCCAAGCCGTGTGCGCGCCACCGGAGTTCGACCACTGCACCAGCGCGGACTGGCTGGTCTGTAGCGTCGTGTCGTCGTAGGAGAACGAGCTGATTGCCGGTGCGCTGGGCGGAGGGGGAGGCGGAGGCGGCGGAGGCGGCGGAGGCGGCACCATAGCGTCGCCAGTTGCGCCGCCCCGCATTACGATGGTCCCGGAGATGGGGCCGAAAAGGCTCATGTCAGCGCTTCGGCGCCCCGGAGATGCGGAACGTCATGGTGCCCCCGCCCCAGGTCCCGGCGCCGCGGGCCCGGAGCTTGATGCCATGCTCCTCGGTGAAATACTGCATCGTCACGGCTGCGGCGCCGGAGGTCGCGTCCACGACCGACAGCGAAGTCGGGGTGAGCGTGAAGTAGTTCGTGCCCCCGTCGTAGGAGCACTCCAGCGTCCCCGTCACCCCGGACGGAACGCTCAACGCGAGTTCGAGCAGGCGGCCGGCGGGGACCGTGTACCCCGTCGTCGCACCGTCCGCCGTGATACTCGTGGCGCTCAGAAGGCCGACATCGTCGTCAGTTGATCCAACCTTGGCCATCGGTCATCCTTCGTCGTCAGAATAGGGGTCGTAGTCGTGAATGGCTTGCCGCGGTGCGTTATCGACCATCCCCAGGCCGACGTCAACTGCTATATCCTGCGCGAAGGTGAGGGCCAAGGCGTCCGCCTCGTCAGGGGAGGAATACTCGCCTCCCAGCCTCTCCTTCATGTCCTTCTTGCTCTCCAGATTGATCTTGTTCCCGAGCAAGGTATAGGAGAACTCCCGCTGCGTCAACTGTTCTTTCAAGACCGATCCGGTCTCGTCGTTATCGGGCGGGATGGCCAAGCGCCCGGCCAGTGCCTCGCGCATCTTCCCCCACATCTCGTCGATCTTGAAGCGGTAGACCTTGTCGTCGATCGGGCTGCCGCCGAACTGGATCTCGATCGGGCCGTAGCCCGCGTGCCTGAGTTGGTCCACGACGCCGCCGCCGATACCGCCGCCGTCCACGAACAGGCCCGAGCACTTCTTCCCCTTGGCCTTGAATTCGGCGATCGTCTCCTTCACCTTGCCGGCGAGCTGGACCGTGTCCAAGCCTTTGTAGATGCCCTTCTGCGTGGTCGGCGCGAACGAGCGCGCGTCCATGCCCAGCCGCGGGTAGATGACCGAGCTGTCGTCGCCGAAGCGGGCCACATCCACGCCGATGATGAGCGGAGCCGTGCGGTCGACGAAGGCATCACGTGAGCCCGCGGCGATGACATCCTTCGTCGGGATGAACTGGGCGCTGCCCTTCGAGGGGAACATACCGCGCACACGGACCTTGAAGTAGTCGCTGTCCTCGCCGTGGTCCTGGCGCCACTGCTCCATGCGCTCCTTGTTCGTGATCGAAACCGTTCGGCTATCGATCATGCGAACGATGTAGCGGTGCTTGAGCTTCCCTTCGCACTGCTCGAAGAAGCGCCCGCTGTTGCGCGTCGGGTTGCCGAAGTCGAAGGTCATCGCCTCGCCCGTCAGCGTACCGCCGTCCCGCACCTCGTAGATCTTGTCGGGGATCTGGGACGCCTCGTCGAAGACGTAGAACGATGTCGCGTTGGCCGCGTGCTGACCGGCGAAGGCTTCCGAGTTCTCCTCGCGACAGGTCTGCGCCGAGCACGCCCAGTGCGGGAACTTCTTGTGGATGAGGCTCATCGCCCCGCGCCCCGTGTTCCACTGGAACCAGTTGCGCGTCAGCGATAGTCGATGCCACTTCCCCAGCTCGGCCCAGGTCTTGGTGCGAAGCTGCGTGTCCGTGCCCGCCGTCACCGTCCCCTTGGCAAACGGGCGGGTGTCCATGATGAACTTGATGATCCACGCCGTCAGCGTCGACTTGCCGATGCCATGGCCAGAGGCGGTCGAGAACTGGATCGCCGGCACGGCTTTGCGTCCGTCGAACTTGCGCTTCCGGATCTCTTCACCCCACTGATCCAGGAACTCGCACGCCCACTTGTCCGGCCCCCACTTGCAGCCGTACCGCGAGCGCCAGGGCTCCTGAAGCTCCACGAGCTGGATCTCGGGGTTGCTGTCCCACGGGAAGCAGAACATGACGTAGCCCATGGGGTCGGCGTAGAAGTTGGCGAGCATCTTCGCCAACTCCACGTCGTAGTTGAATTCCCCGCCCGCCTTCATGTGTCAGCCTGCGATCGACGTGTTCCCAGTCGTCGGCCCGAGGCTGCCGCACCAGGGCGTGCCCGGCTGAGGCCAGGGCATCTCGTTCGGCGCGGGCACGACGATCGGCCAGGGGTACGGGACCACTCCCCGGCTCAGCTCTTCCCGCACGACCCGCCGGATCATATCCTCCAGCATTTTCAAGGTCTTGGCGTCTTCCTCATCCATTTCCACTGACCCTGGCCCTCCCAGCCTGCAATGCCTTGACCAGCTCGTCCGACGCGTCCAACTGCACCTTCTCGGTGAACAGCCCCAGCCGCTTGCCGAGCTTCTCCAGCGCCGCCAGCTTGTCCGCGAGCTTGACCGACACGCGCTTGACGTCGCGGGCATTCTCGCCCTTGCCGTCCACGTAGATCTCGCTCTTGTACTCGGCCAGGGCGTAGCGCTGCTCCTTCGACAGCTTCATCAGATCCGCCTCCGGCCCCATCTCGATCAGCACGTCGCCCAGCGAGGCGTCGGCGATCTTCATCAGCCGGGAGATGACCCACTCCTCCGTCAGCTTGTAGCGCTCCTGGGCCTCCTCCTGCCGCTTCCTGATGAGGGCCACCACGCGGGGGTTCCGGAAGAGCTGGCTGATCGCCTGCGCCGAATGGGCGTAGCCGCACGCCTCGGCCGCCTTCTGCTT